CTACGGGGGACAAAGGGGGCACGATCGCGTACCTTGCTGGTAAGCTTGGAGTATCTGCTTCAACGCTCTATGATTACTATCGCATCGCAAAGTTGTGGACACCAGAATACAGGGCGATGTACCAAGCTCTGGACTGGACGATTTACCGCAATGCTGACCCGAACGATCCGGAGGATAGGGCGCTTTTAGACCGGTGTGTGGATAATGGCTGGAACGCCTCAAAATTCCGTGAGGAAAAGTATCCTGCATTGAAAGACCCCAACACAATTATTGGAAAAATGATTGCGCTCGGCAAACGCATTTACGAGCAGGACACGCTGGAAATCGAGCAACGTGAAGCGATATTACTGGCGATCAGGATCCTCCAAGAAATTGTGCACGCATTAGAAAATCCAGAATATCTTGATGTCAAATTCTGAGCTTGAGGACTTGTTTGCACAGCAACTGGATGCGCTTGGGCTTACAGGCTATTTGCGCGAGTATCCCGCCGTGAAGGGGCGTAAATTCCGTTGGGACTTTTGCTGGAAAAGTGCACGGCTGTTGGTTGAGATTAATGGCGGGACTTTTACGAAAGGTGCGCATTCGACTGGCACGGGGATAAGGCGGGATTATGAGAAAAACAACCTTGCGCAACTTGCGGGCTGGCGTTGTCTGATGTTCGATGGTGAGATGGTCAGGTCTGGTGAAGCTGTTGAGATGGTTAGAAAGGCGTTGGAGCACAATGAATGAAATTGCGCGTGAGATATTAGAGAAGCGTTCAGGAGAGCCGGCACGAGAGAAAGTCCGGCGTCTTTTTGGTAAGGGGGGGCTAACAGAAGACTACGCCCGTAAAATGCTTGCCGGAATGCGCCTTTACATCGAGAAAACAGAGGGGCTATCTGAAAAAGTTAGAGGCGAAGACACAGTCAAGTATTATCGGGACGGAACGAGAGAATACGTCCGGGATATAAGCTTATCGGATGAAGAGGCTGCCGACCCGGCAACTGTAATGAGGAAAATGGGATTTGACCCGCTGTTATGGGAACTGATTGATTGCAAATTGCGCAGGGGAAATTGGGATAGCACAATCAAAAACAATGATGGCGAGCCGGTTACAGTTACCAATTATTCTTATAGCGTAACAATCAAGGTAAAGCCAATTACAAACTCACCACTGACGTTAGAGGCAATTAGCGATGCCATCTCGAAGCTTAAAATGCCCGCAGTTCAGCCTGTGAAGAGAGCTGCGCACGATGGCAAAGAATATATGTTTGAGCCTGCAATCGTTGACTTGCATCTTGGGAAGTTAGCTTGGGGAAAAGAGACGGGCGATGCAGATTTTGACCTCAAAATTGCCAGCCAATTATACAGAGCAACCATTGACGACCTTCTGAGTAAGGTCGTCAGTTCTAATTACAATATTGGAAAAATCGTATACCAGATCGGTCAGGACTATTACCACTTTGACAATCCCAAAGTTCAGACGACCGCTGGCACACAGCTTGATTCCGACACCCGCTGGAAAAAGATGTATGCTTGCGGGCTTGAGCTTCTTATTGAAACGATAGAAAAGTTCCGTCAGCTTGCACCCGTTTTGGTTTTATGGGTGCCCGGCAATCATGATGAAGAGCTGAGTTATACGGCTGTGGTTGCATTAAAGCACATCTATGCAAATGCGGATGATGTTGAGGTAGATGCGAGCCCGATCACGCGGAAATATATATTGTGGAAAAACAATTTGATTGGCTTTGCACACGGGAGAGATGAAGGCAAGCGCTTGTCAGGCTTGATGCAAGTAGAAGCGCCTGATAAGTGGGCAGCGTCAAAGGTGAGAGAGTTTCACTTGGGCGATATTCACCACGATAAGCTAATTGAGGAAAATGGGATAGAGTTCCGCTGGATGGGGACTATAACGGCGGTGGACGCTTGGAGTGCATACAAAGGCTATGTAACCGCAACTCGCAAAGCGCAGGGTATCCTTTGGGGCGATTACGGGATAGAGGCAATCTTTAATTCGTACATAGAAAAAGAAATTGAAAAAGTGGGCGCCGGTCAGGAATGAACCCCAACCGGCGCAATCGCTACGTAACGCCCAGATAAACTGGGAAGACAACCAATCTAAAGAAAGGCTGTATAAGTATTATAGCAGATTTTTGCAGGATTGCAAATTAATACAATGACCCGCCCTGGTCCGCTGATGCTTTCGCACCGCGCGTGGCGGGTACTGTTATGAGTATTATATTCTGTGTCAAAAATCTGTCAAGTTCTGATGTATTAATTACACGGAATATCATTGAGGTAGTCTTGTAGCGTTATGAGAATTGCCAAATATTCAGGCTTATCGAGGCTCCATTTGCCGCTAATATCGCCTTCCACATTATCAGCCAAATCCCGTAAATATTCAAGCTCTTGTTCGCTGATATTGAGCGCGCCTTCATTCTGTAATGCGATTAGCCATTTTTCGCATTTTTGGAATGCCGAGAGTATTGCAAGCTTATCGGAATTGGTAAGGTGATATTCTTCATCCGTTGCGATGCTCATTTTGGAGATTAAGCTTTGTAATGCTAATTTATCCATAATCAGCTTGGTTTAGCCATTGCCGCATTTCTTTGATATTCATTGCAATCTTGAGAACATTCACAATGGCTATTAATTCATCATTGGTTCTAAGTCCGAGCTTCAGATAAGCATCTGCCTCCCACCTCCAGTTTGCTGGATTGCCCTAATTATAGCAGCATTGTAAAACTATTGCAAACCGAAAATAACTTTGAAAATATTGCCATGCTTTTTTCGTTCCCAAAAAGAGCATGACCGTATCATGTGAAATTAATGGCGAAATCTTTACATGAGAATAGGATAATAGACAAAAATTGACTATTATCTTATATGAGGATTTTGGTAATTCGTCACTTTTAGCTGGTTGGTGACGAGTTGCGATTAATCAACTTATCCATTCGGCTGATATTGAAAGCAAGACGGTGGGTTTCAAAAAACGCTTTTCTGTCCTCTCGAGTTTTGAGACCTAACTTATCATAAAGTTCCGCCAGTGGGTCATAGTCAGCGCTTGGAATCTCGTAGTCCTCTCCACATTCAAGGCAAATGTAGTATCTTAAGTGAACAGAGATTAGTTTGCTATCGACCAAAATATATTCCTCGGCTTGGATAAACTCTTGTTCTGTTATAGCTTCGCAGTTAGGGCAAAATGCTTTAAATGTATCGGTTGCAGCCATAAGTAAATTATAGCACGATAATTGCGCAATATGCTGAAAACATAATCTTGTGATATAATATAGTTAATCCACTTGACTTCCTTATGGATGTAGGGTGGAGTAAAGCCGACAGCGGCGTGGACAGAGAGTGGTTTGCGCAGACCCACACGCTAACAGTAAACAGGCGTAAAGCTTGAGACGGTGCAATTCCGTTCTGTCGGTGTGATGATCTGGATTATGCTAACTTGCTGTTCTAAGCCGATGGCGGGAATTGCACCCGCGTTGCCCTGCTTACGATGCAGGCGACTTCTAAAAACATCGGCATTGCATTATGTTAGCATACTTGCGCACTTATTGCAATTGAGTGTATAATGGGATTATGGCAAATTCGAAAATTACATGGTCAAATCAGAGGCGCAAATTATCTGAGTTAGTTCCGTGGGAGCGCAATCCGCGGCAGATCACAGATAAGCAGGCTAAACGGTTAGAGGAGAGCTTCGAACAGTTTGGGCAGGTGGAGATTATCGCTATCGGTCCTGAAAATCAGATTTACAACGGTCATCAGCGCTTGAAAGTCCTGAGCCAGAAGTATGGCGCTGATTATGAGGTTGATGTGCGGGTTGCCTCACGGGCGTTGACTGAAAAGGAACGGGAGAAGCTGACGGTCTATCTGCATAAAGGCGCTGCAGGGGACTGGGATTTCGATTTACTAGCGAACGAGTTTGAGCTTGACGATTTATTGGAATGGGGCTTTGAAAAGCAGGAGCTTGACCTTGACTTGTGGGCTGGAGAACCGCCCGACGATGTTGAACCGCAGATTGACAAGGCAGAGGAGTTGCGCGAAAAGTGGGGCGTGGAGTTAGGACAATTGTGGAAGCTCGGTGAGCATCGGTTGATTTGTGGCGATTGCACGGATAAGGCGGTTGTGGATAGAGTGATGGGGGAAGAGAAGGCCGACATGGTATTTGCTGACCCGCCATATAACATAGGATATGATTATTGGGATTATTTTGATAGTAAAGAGGCGACTGAATATAAAAATTGGTGTTCTTGTTGGTTCAGTCATTTGGCTTCAATATCGCCATTAATAATAATGACAATTGGGCAGTGGAACATGAAAATGTGGTTTGACATAGAAAAGCCTCTCGGTATTGCTATTTGGCTTGCAAGGAATAAAACATCAGGAAGCAAAATATCTATGTTTAGTGTTTGGGAGCCAATATTATTTTACGGCAAAAAAATCAATAAAAAGAAAGCAAAGTTTGATTATTTAGAAACATTTGGATTGCCGAATGATTATCAGCTTGTGATAGATGTAAACGAGGCGATTAAGTTTATCAAAGACAATGATGATGTATTTGAAATAAATAATATACGCCAAAAGGGCGTTGAAGGACACAGTTGCCCTAAACAGCTATCACTTATTGAGGAAATTATTAATAATTATTCTGATAAAGAAAACAGGGTTTTAGACCCATTTCTCGGCTCTGGCACAACTCTTATCGCCTGCGAGCTATTAGGGCGCAAATGTCGAGCGGTTGAGATCAGTCCAGCCTATGTTGCAGTAGCAATTCAGCGCTGGGTTGATGTAACTGGTGGGACGCCAGAATTGGTTAATTGAGGAAGTTTGATGAATGGGTAAGGGTAAAAATAAATATACGGCTGAGCAGTTTATAAAAGCCATTCCAGGTACGGGTGGCATTATATCAGCTATTGCCCGCAAAGTAGATTGTGAGTGGAACACTGCAAAAGCTTATATAGATAAATATCCTACCATTAAGCAAGCTTATGATGATGAATGCCAAACTATTTTGGATATGGCAGAGACCGGGCTTTATAAAGCAATCCGAGAGGGCAAGGATTGGGCTATTAAATACATACTTTCAACCAAAGGCAAATCTCGTGGCTATGTAGAGCGTCAGGAAGTCACGGGAGCTGATGGTGGTAAAGTCCAGATTGAGTATGTGAATGACTGGCGTGGAGAAGAGTGATCGCATACGGCTGCCTTATCCGCATCAAGGGCAAATACTGGTTCGTAAGGAAGCGAAGCGATTTAACTGGTTATCTGCTGGCAGGCGTTGGAGAAAGACGACATTAGCGATGGCAATTGCGGTTGAGAATGCGGTAAATGGAAAGACCATAATTTGGGGGGCGCCGACGTATGATCAAGTTAGCGTTGGCTTTGAAGAAACCCGCAAAGCATCTCACAGTGTTGTTAAATTCAATCAATCGCGAATGGAAGCTCATTTTCCTAACGGCGGCAGGATTTTATATCGGAGTCTTGATAATCCTGATAATGCTCGCGGTCATACTGCTGATGGTGTTGTAATGGATGAAGCCGCATACATACACCGGAAAGCTTGGAACGAAGTATTGCGTCCGATGCTGATAGATACGAATGGCTGGGCATGGGGAATTGGTACGCCTTGTGGACGGAATTGGTACTGGGAAGAGCATGTTAAGGCTGCAGATGATCCTGATAGTATGGCGTGGCAAGTGCCAACGTTAGGTGTGCGGATGACTGATAAGGGGTTGGTGCGAGAGCCTAATCCTTATGAGAATCCAAATATTCCGTTCTCGGAAATTGAGAAGTTATTTTACAGTCAGCCGCGCCAGATATTCGAACAGGAAAATCTCGCGCAATTTGTGGAATTATCCGGTGGCGTATTCAGGCGGGTACAAGAGGCTGCTGTTTTAGAGCCAAAAGAGTATGAAGAAGGCAAGCAGTACATTGCAGGGGTTGACGTTGCGGCTTCGGTTGACTTCACAGTTGTATCGGTGCTGGATGCAGAATCAAAAGACCAAGTTTATCTCGATCGGTTCAACCGCGTGGATTATCCGGTGCTGATTGACCGGTTAGAAGCTGTTTATCACCGCTACCATTTGACTTCGATGGTGGTTGAGAGTAACAGCATTGGCAGACCAGTCATTGACGAGTTAGTTGCACGCGGATTAAACATCGTGCCATTTACAACGACTTCGGCAACGAAGCAATCTATTATTCAGAACTTGCAAGCAGCATTTGAAAATGGGCAAATCAGGATTCTTAATAATCCTGTGCTTGTTGGTGAGCTATTGAGCTTTGAGAGCAAGCGCAATGCATCGGGCGGGTTTAGTTATTCTGCACCGGACGGGATGAATGATGACTGCGTGATGAGCTTAGCAATTGCGTGGTATGGGGCGAACAGCGGTGGTACAATATTGTGGTTAGAGGAATAGCGGAGGCGGGATGGCGGACACTTACAAGACGATAACAAACGTTCCCGGATGGGTTGAGGTGCTCACCAGCGATGGCGTGCCAGACTCCGTTGCGACTTTATATAAACGCGTGCCGATATTCTTTAGGGCAGTGCAGTTAAGATGCGATGCACTTGCGAGCGTTCCGGTGAAAATTTACAAGGGTGAGGATAAAGAAGTTGACTGGCCGTATCCGACTAAACTTGGCGAATTGCTGTGGCGCTGGGAAGCCTCATGCTTATTATCAGGTGCAGCATTCGGTGAAATTATCACTAACAAGACTGGTTATCGCAAGGATGTGAGATATAGAAATCCGTTTGACATGACGGTAAAGTATGATAAGGGCGTTATTACATTCAAGCAGAATAGCAGCGGGGCAAGCTGGGCTAACGACTTGAACGCTGGCAAGTACGAGATGGTTTACATCAGCGAGTATGATCCATCACAGGATATATTGCCGGGCGTAGGTGCTGGCATTGCTTCCAAGATAGATGCGAAATTATTGTATGCGATAGGCAAATTCCCTGAGATGTATTTTGAGGGCGGGGCGATGCCGGTCACGCTTCTGGGCATTGACACGAATGACAGGAACGAGATAGAGCGTGTTCAGAACTGGTTCAAAAGGTCTGCAACAGCAATTAAGAACGCCTTTCGTGTTGTAGGAATGCGTGCAGGTTCAATTACAGCTACCACTCTCACGCCGCCGCTGAAAGACTTAGCATTCACAGAGCTGGATAAAATAGCCAAAAAGAATATTGCAATGGCGTTTGGTATAAAGCAGACGCTGCTGGATAGCGAGGCGGCTAATTATGCAACCGCGCAGGAAGATCGCTTATCGTTTTATGAGGATACAATCAAGCCAAGAGCACGGATGTTTGAGGATGCTCTGAATACGCAGTTACTTGCTCGTGATGGTATGCGGCTGGAATTCAAATTTGAGGAACTGGACATATTCCAAGAGGATGAAGTGGATAGAGCTGAGCTGCTGAATAAGCTGGTACTTGCTGGAATTCCAATTGAGCTTGCGCTGGATTTGGCCGGTTACACATTGACTGATGAACAAGCGGCAATGCTGAATGTGCACCAAGAGCAGCTGGATGAACGCGAACCTGAACAAGTTGACGAGCAGGAAGCTGAATTGCGGCGATGGCAACGTATGGCTGAAAAGCGTGTCAAGGAAGGCAAGGGATTGCGCGAGTTTGAGACGAGTATAATTGAGCCGAGCTTACACGGCGCGATAAGCGGGGCGTTGGAAAGTGCGAAGTCGGTTGAAGATGTGAGGCGGGTTTTTGACCAAGTAATAGCATGGAGAGGTTATCCATGATTGACCGCTACGAGATTGAGCGTAAATTAGCGCGGGTGCTGAGTAAGGATCTGCGCGTTGAGCTTGACAAATTGCTCAATTATTTAGGTGATCCACCTAACTTAGCGAATGTACCAGCTGAATACTGGCAGGGTGGCTGGAAGGATATTCAGAAAGACGTTGAGCCAATTCTGGTTGATACTTACATCGAAGCGGCAATGGATTTAGCTGACGGGATTGGTATAGGGATTGACTGGGGGCTTGTTAATAACACAGCTGCTAATTGGGCAAGGACGAATTTATCTGACTTATTACAAAAGATGTTTCAAACGACTTACGATGGTGTCAATGAAACAGTTCCGCGCTTTTTCACCGAGAATTGGACAATTGAGGACTTAACGCGGCATCTGGAACGCTGGCATTCACCAAGACGGGCTGAGCTAATTGCTACAACGGAAACAACAAGGGCGGTTGTTGAAGGGGAGCGTGCAGCGGTTGACCAAATGACAAAAGAAACTGGCATTGAGTTAGTACCAATTTGGCTGACTGCCAATGATGAAATGGTCTGCCCAGTTTGCGGCCCGCGCCATAAAAAGCCGATTACAGATGGGGTTTATCCCCCTCTGCATCCTCGTTGCAGATGTATGACTGCTTATGAGCCAAAAAAGAGGGACAAGTAATGGAAATTAGCATTCGCGTTGAAGGTGCCGAAGAATTGATCGCAAAGCTGACGAAGCTTGAGCAGATGACGCGGGTAAAAGCCGTCATTGCTAATCAAGCGCGCTTTCTTCAGGGCAAGCTGCGGGAATATCCGCGAAAATATCCGATGTCTAATCCGCTTATCCGTTCGAATGAGCGGGTGAGGAAAGGCTTCTTTTATCATTTGAAGCGCGGGGATATTACCGTGCCATATAAGCGCGGTGGACCGGGAAGTGAAAAGCTCGGGTCGCGCTGGGCAATTGAGATGCGTAATACTGGGTGGACTGCGGTAATTGGCAATAATGCCAGTTATGCACAATTGGTGCAAGGTTCAAAGCAAACTGCACAGCATATTGCGAGTGGCTGGTTGAATGTAGATACAGCGGCGAGAGTTTATGCTCCACGTATTGAGCATGAAATTATGAGAGCTTTAGAACAAGAGGTGGCAAATGTCTGAGCTATATAGAATTAAGATACAGGTTCCTGAGGGGATAATCGAGCGTGAGGATGACACCGAAAAGCGCATGAAGGCTGACGGCGATTATGTTGAAACGGGCTGGCGTGTGCTTGGCGTTCCTTTTGGGGGTCCAATAGACGGGCGCGATTTGGATGGTGAAGCTTTTACACCTGAAACGGACATTTGGCTGAAAGTAGGTGATAAAGTAAACTTAACTTATTATCACGGCTTCGATCTTGATACAATTGGTAAGAAGCAGAAAATACCAGCACTTATTGGCAGAGCCACATATGTTGGAGCTGATGAACGCGGGCATTGGTTTGAGCCTGTTTTGGATAGTGAAGAGCCATTGGCACAACGGCTGATGAAGGCTGACATAACAGAATTACGGGCGTCGAGCGGGGCAATAAATCATCTGGTCAGAAAAGATGCAGGCGGGCTAATCAGCGTGTGGCCGGTAGGTGAGCTTGCGCTGTTTGATATCACTGAGTGGCGACTACCAGCGAACGATTTCGCTGTAATCGAAGCGAAGACTGAGAAAATCGCGGAGGCAATCCCGGAGGCTGAGGAATCAGCGGTGGATGCGGTCGAGGAATCGGTTGAAGCTGAATCTAAATCAAATTCAATTTCAATAATTCCTATGGAGGAAAATACTATGGACGAAGAAAAATCCGTCGAAAAAGAGGTAAAGGCTGAAGAGCCTAAAGTGGATATCAAGACAATTGTCGATGAAATCCGCAAGTCAGTTGTAGAAGAGCTGAAATCCGAGCCCGGTTTAGAACGTGGTGAACGGACTGTAAAAGCGCCTGCTGTTATTGACGGCTTAGGCGAAAAGAGCTATAAGAGCGCGTTCTGGAACTATGTTCGCACTGGTGAGGAATCCGATATCCGCAAAGCGGTAAAACTGAACGTTAATCCATTAATGGAAGGCGATGCTGGACAGGGTGGATATCTCGTTCCTGATGATGAATATGGTTCGATTATCGCTAAGCGTGACGAGGAATCAATCATCAGTCGGCTTGGTTTGATGCGTGTTACCACAAATCGGGATAAATATAATTTCCCGACTGAGAGCGGAAGCCTTTCGAAGTTCACAAAAGTAGCTGAAGAGGGACCAATTAGTGCTGCTGAAGATGAACCAATATTTGGTCAGGTTCCAGTTACCATCTACAAGTTCACCAAGTTGATCAAGATTTCAGAAGAGCTATTGGAGGATGAAAATAGCAATCTGGAAGCGTTCCTGACCAATGCAATTGGGCGGGCTGTGGCTGAGACCGAAAACTATTACGCTTTGGTAGGTGCTGGCTCAACCGAACCGCAAGGTGCGTTTGTTGGTGGAACTGCTGGGTTAGCGCTTGATAGCGCAACTGCTATTGGCGCGACTGAAATTCCCGAATTGATGGGTAAGCTTGGCTCACCTTATCACAACGGCGCTGTTTGGGTGATGAATCCTGCTACTTGGTTCTATCTGAAAGGATTGACCGGTAGTCAGTTCATCTTCACAAGCGGCGTAGCTCGATTGAGTGGTACTGTAGATGGGCCGACGTTGGAAGGTTATCCCGTGATTTTGAATAGCAACGCAGCAGTTATTGGTGCAACCAATAAATCATTACTATTTGGCGACTTCAACTTTATGGGCTTTGTGACCAATCGCGGGTTGAGAATCCGTCGCTTGAATGAACTGTATGCTGGTAATGGACAGGTTGGCATTTTAGCAACCTACCGCTTCGGCTGTGCGGTTTTGCAGGCGGAGGCATTCCAGTACGCGATTCATCCTACGTAGACTGATTAACTAACGAAGCAGAGGCGCTGTGAAAACAATTGAAGAATTGAAAAACATTCACGAGGGATATGACATTTATGTTGTGGCTTCCGGCGCCTCTGCCGGTTATATTGACCAAAGCTTTTTTGACAATAAGCTTGCTATTGGAGTTAATCAAATCTGGAAACGTTTTACTAATTTAGATTACATTGTCAGAAAAGATTCTAATGGAATGGCTGCTACTATCGAAGCCTCGAAACAATTTGGGTTTAAGACGATTTGCAGCGCATATGATTGCGGCACGCTGAGATTAGCAAGGAATGAAGGCGCGGATTATGTATTCGAGCATCTTAACAATAAAATGGATAGGATTGATTTAAGTGTGGTAGGGACAGATAAGATTGTTGTTTCCTTCTCCACTATAACAAGCGCAATTCACATTGCGGCTTATATGGGAGCCGCGAACATTATCATCGTTGGACATGATTGCGGACTGTTGGATGGGATGATGAATATTGCTGAATATGACGAATCCCCTCACGGCGCACAATTTTATCGCGATTTTATTACTCGAATCGAGCCGCAGACGATTGCGCTGAGGGCGAGGCTAAAAGAAGTTTACGGCTGCAATGTTTATAGTCTAAATCCGTTTATCAATTTTGGATTAGAAGGGCATAAATACGAGAGATGAAAATTCTGTTGTTTTGTCCGACTTATAAATTAGCTAATGGGGAATTAGCGATTCGCAATGAAACGCTGGAAAGTATCTCCGAGATTAAAGTACCTGAGGGTGTTGAACTTGAGGTTGAGATAAGTACTAACAATCCGAATCCGATTACTGGAAAACGTGAAGTAGATCATGAAAACACGCTGCACCAATATCGCTATGCAAGGCAGCGTATCCTCGATGGTGATTATGATTATCTATTTATAGTTGAGCACGATATGATAATTCCAGAGGATGCGCTGGTGAAGATGTTGGCAACCGATGCAGATGTAGTATATGGGCTTTATCTATTTCGCCGTACTGATACATATTTGAATGCTGCCAGAGCGGTTAAATCAGGGTGGCCTGATATGAGCTTGTCTAACTTTCCAGAGATTTTGAAAAGGGCAAGAGAGCATGGCTGGATTGAGGTAAGCGGATATGGCTTTGGCTGCACACTAATTCGACGCAAAGTATTGGAAACATTCGATATGCGGCGGAATGAAACTTCCGGGAGTCCGTGCCCGGATATGCCCTTCGCCGCTGACTGTTTGAGGCACGGCTTCAAACAAATCTGCCGATTTGATGTTATTTGCGGGCATATAAAGCCGAATGGTGATATACTAATTCCGTTTAAGAGAGGTGAAACTATGAATGGGTCTATCAAGATTTATGTTATGCGCAATTTCGTTGCCAATATTGACGGCGAATCAGTGCCCTATAAAGAAGGCACGACTGCTGAAATGCCAGATAAATATGTGGACAATTATGTGCGTTGCGGGTTTATTACCTATGCTGAAGAGCCGGCTGTGAAAATAATCAATAAACCACAAGCTAAGGTAATTAAAACAGTTAAGAAAGTTAAGGAATCCAAATGAGTTACGCAAGCCTGATTAACCTAAAAGACTATTTAGGTATAAGCGTTGCCACGACTGAAGACGACCCTCTGCTTACTGACTTGCTCACACGAGCTGAAGGTATAATTGACGCTTACACTGGCAGGCGTTTTGAAGCTGAAACGGCAACCAAGTATTTTACCATTGACGATATTGACGGGCAGAACTTGTATTTATGGGGTTACGACCTGCTCTCTGTGACCAAGCTGACGAATGGTGATGGGGTTGAGATTGCTTCCGGAAGCTACAAGCTATTTCCGCGCAATGACAATCCGAAGTGGATTATCAGGCTGAATGAAGACAAGGCGTGGAATTTTACGAATGGTGATAGCGAGATTAGCGTTGCTGGCACGTGGGGATATAGTGCAACCGCTCCTGCCGATATCACGCACGCTTGCATAAGGCTTGCAGCTTTTCTGTATCGGCAAAAGGATACCAGTGCTGATATTGACAGACCGATGGTGACGGGCGATGGTGTAACGATCATGCCCTCAGGTTTGCCTTTAGATGTGCAGAAATTGCTTGACCGATACAAGCGAAGGGCGGCGGCATGAGTGTGATAATGAAAGTTTACAGCGCACTTGAGGCGAAATCTGTTACAACCACATCTGGTAAAACTCCGTCTGTGTATGGGCTGAATGAGCTGCCAGAGAATATCACAACATCGCAACTGCCTTGCAGATTACTGCTTCCAGTTGGGGGAACTCCGGGCGAAGGGCGGGATTTGAGCTTTATCGCGATTGGCACGGGGTTGACGGTAAACTGGCAGATTACCGACCTTATGCTCTGGCAAGCGAGTGAACAGGGGATTGGACTGAGAGAGTTTGCACCAGAGATTGTTGATTATGCTGGTAAATATGTAGATATGCTGAGGGGATTTAGATGTCCTTATGCTAATACCGCTTTGGAGTCTGCATCAGTGACACCGGGCGAGTATGAGTGGCCGCGTGGAAGCGGGCGGTTTTACGCTGGCGTGCTTTGCCAGTTGAATATCAAGGAGGTAGTGAGTGGATAAAGATAGATATATCTACAAAGGCGGTGGCTACTTCGCAGGCGTTCCGGCGCGGGATATGAGCGCTGAGGAATGGGCGAAATTGCCTAAAGAAATTCAAGAGGCGGCTATAAAAGCCGGTCTTTATGTTCATGAGAAAGAAAAGTTAGAGGTGAAAGATGCTTGATGCACATAATGTTTTACAATCCGCATGGCAAACTAAGTTCGGCACGCCAAACACAACTGCAACAGTAAAGCTGCAGAATGTATCCAGCTTCAGGCTGCGTCCTGAGTTCCAGACGCGTGCATTAGAACAGCTAAGGGGAACGCTTGCTCCAACGCATCAAACCACGCTGGATAATTATGCTGGTTCGGCTACATTTGAGGTTAGCGATGAAACCTTTGAGGACGTAAACTATTGGCTCGAAGCTTTGTTTGGCACAGCTTCTCCAACTGGATCAGATCCATACGTGCGCGCTTATGCTGCGCCGCTTACCAGTGCTGTCACTCCTAAATTCATGACGCTCCAATGGGGGCAGACTAATGGAGTATTCCAAATTCAAGATGCTTCTGTAGCAAGCCTGACACTTTCCGGTGCTGATAATACTGGTATTCAGGTAGGCGGTTCTATTATTGGCGGGAAAGTTACTGCTGGCACTTATACAAGCTTGAATGACCGGACGGGAACGACCAGAATGAGCGGCTGCATGGCTAAAGTTTCTATCGGAGCGTGGGATGCCACATCACTTACAGAATTAGCCGATTCTGCGTTTAGCTGGGAGCTTTCGATCAACTCCAACAGAGAATATCGAGGCTATCTGGGAGACTGTACACCAACTGCTTACCATGACCAGAAATGGAATGGGCAGCTCAGGCTCAGTCTTGAATTGAATACAACTACTGCTGCTTATCTAACTACAATGTTAGACTCAGCGGGATCTACAATTCTCGAAAGGCAAGTTGAGATAAAGTACTCAACAACTACAAGTGGCAAAGCGCGCTCGATGACGATTAAATTTGCTGGTCACTCTATGCAAGCACCTGAGATATATCAGGATCGCAATGGTGTGACGACATACGATCTTGTTTTGGATGGCGTATATAACTCAAAATTGACCAACTGGCTAAAGATTGAGACCAAATCTGCTACTCAAACTTTAGCATAACAGTAAATAATACAGGAGAGAAATGGAATTTGAGCATAAGAAATTTGGCAAGTGCGTTCTGCTTGAAATCAACCAAAAGATGCTTGAGGACTTTCACCGCGAAATGATAGGCAAGGAAACGCAGCCTTTATCCGTATGGCGTGGTGATTCCGTGCGGGCAGCGGTAAAGTGCGGATTTATGATTGAGCCGAAGTGGACGCTTGAGGATGTAGACAACGCTAAGCCTGCGCACATCGTTTGGCTGGCAGATTGCATTGCAAAGCTGATTAGCGAGGCAATGAACCTCGACCCTTTATCCTGATACAGGTTGCCGATTATGCAGAAGGCAAAGGCGCGATGCCGAGCTTGCTGGAACTCAGTTTGAATTGTGAGGAATATCATGCGCTTCCGTTTTCAGGCGGCGTAATGGAGCAGCCTGCTGGTTTAATGCGCAAATTGAGGCAGGTTGGCAATGTATACAGGGCATTCCAGATGTATAAGAACGAAGGGCAAATTCCGGGTCAATCCGCAAAGTGGAAGCGTGAGCATGAGCAGGTGTGGAATATCGTGATGGAAGTTAACGAGTTGAGGGAAAAGTATGGCTAATCTGCAATTAATAATTACCGCACTGAATAAAGCCAGCGGCGAGATTAACAAAGTCAAAAACGAAATCGAGGGTGTTGGCAAATCTGGCAAAACGGCCGAAAAAGGGGTAAAAGGATTTGGCTCTTCTCTATCCAGCGTGATTGGAACCGCTGCTCTTGTTGCTGGTTCAATGGCTGCTGTTGGCTTGGCAATACGGGAGGTTTATGAAGACCTAAAAGAGGGGGCTGAGCTTGAATACACACGAACAAAATTTGACAATTTAGCAGAATCAATTGGCATTGTATCGGACGCTCTTTTAGTCGATTTGCGAGAGGCAACTCGTGGCACGGTTAGCGATGCGGAATTAGTTGCTGGTGCTGCGAATTTCATGGCGCTTGGATTAGCTGACACGCATGAGGAAGTTGTCAGGCTTACAAGGGTTGCTGGCGCTTTGGGCATGAACATGAACCAACTGGTTCTAACATTGACAAACCAGACAACCATGCGCTTTGACCAGCTTGGTGTAGCCGTAGAAGGCTTCGATGAAAAGGTAAAGGCGTTAGAAGCTTCTGGGCTAAGCGCACAAGAAGCATTCTCGGAAGCATTTCTCCAGCAGGCTGAAGAACAGATTGAAAGGGTCGGTGATATTGCCGATACGAGCGCTGGAAAAATCATGCAAATGGAGTCGGCGTTCAAAAATCTGGGCGATGCAATCAAACTTAGCATGGCTGACACAATGGATGTTTTCGCTCCAGCAATGGCTACTTTGGCAGATAATCTTACTAACAATGTTAAGATTGGTGATGAGTTTACAAATGTTATTAATGGATTGAGGAATGCACAGAAATCTGGGCTTATTGACGCCGATGAATACAATGCCATTATGCGAGAAATCGGTGTTCATACCGGAATGGGTACTGTAACGGCTGAACAATTAACAATTGCGCAGAACGCTCTAAATGAAATACTTGGTGATAGTAGTGTTGCTGCTGACCAAACCGCTGAGTCTATGATTGCGCAGTCCATTGCGGCAAAACAGTTAGAAGAAGCTAACAAAGAAGCAGCTACTGCTCAACAGGAAGTCGCAGACGCAACCAACAATGCCGATGCTGCAATGCGCTCTTATTCTAAAAGCCTGCTGTTCAAAATAGCTTCTGAAGGGCTGAGTGCTGAAGCTGCTTATGATTTAGCGGTCAAGATGGGATTAGTCGACCAAAACACAGTTGCAGCCACCAAACAGGTCAACATTTATAAAGAGCTGTTGGATGATGGCATCATAACGCAAGCGCAATATAACAAGTTGGTAAAAGACCTTGCAGAGGATATTGAAAATCTACCTGAAGGTAAAAGGCTTGAAATTGACCATAATATTGACGATGTTATGGCAGACCTTGCGGAATTGGAAAAACGTAAAATAGACATGCTTCCAGTAAAACTCAGCTTAGATACAAGTGCGATTGATAGCTATAACCCACCAGCTAAGTTTAGCACCGTGTTTTATAACACAACGATTAGAGGAACTACTCAAGCCGTTGGCGGCGCTGTGCAAGGCGGCGCTCCATACACTTGGCAGGAATATGGCTATCGGGGCGAGTTATTCGTACCGTCAGCAGACGGCTTCATTATGAGCCGTGCAGATGCAGAGAGAGCGCTGAGCAAGGCGTTAGCTGGTGGCGCATCTAAAGAGAGCATAAACGCTGACGAGATAGGCAGGGCAATCGCTGACGCACTCGTTCGGGCAGGCGTAAATAAAAGTGGGAATGTATACAATTTGACAATGCCGACAAGTAGCAATCCAGCGGATGTAAAGACGGCATTTGAGCTTATGGAGGCTTGGGCATGACCGCACCGGTATTGACACAAAAGAAATTCTGGATAGTGAAGCCGAAGGCAGGCAGGAATGAGATTTGGAATCCTACCTTTGCAACACCAGAAGGAATTAGTTATTGGACGGGCTTGAATGCATCGCTCTCTCTTACTGGAGAAGAAACACGGCGCAATGCTTATTCTATGAAAGTAACGCCTGTAAGCGGAACGGCTGGAACAGCTTATTACAATCGCGGGTTGAAAGTAACCAGCGGTCTTAAATATACATTTAGCTGTGATGTAAAAGGCGTAGCAGGGCAGCCAATGCGCATTGTTATTGCCACTTCTACGGGTACAGCCAGAGCAACTAAAACTTTTACCGCCACTGGCTATTGGCAAAGGATGGAGGTTACTTTATCAGCAACTGAAAGTGTAACTAATTACAGAGTGCAAGTTACCAGAGATGCGGTTAGTTCTACTTTGCCATTCTATGTTGACGGCGTCCAGTTCGAACAGGAAAGCAAGGCTACCACATTCATGCACGGCTATGGTGATGGTTGCAAATGGGAAGGCGCAATTAGAAGCAGCGCATCTATCCGCTCAGCTTATACTGGCTTGGGTGGTGAATTGCTGGACTTAGAAGACTACTGCCAGCTGGTTCAGGTTACGGGTTTAGGACACGGCGACTGGAATCAGATATTAACTAAGATGACTTCCGGCGGCGATTTATATCAAGACCACATCCGCAAATCGAGGCAATTTAGCATTATTGTGGACTTTACTGGTGAAACGCTGGGTGAGATTGAAGCTAATCGTAAAGCGCTGATTGACGCACTTAGACCAGACTTGCTGGACGGTGCGAAAGTAGAAGAGCAGTTTGGCATTAATTGGGGCTCGGATGTTAGACCGCACGGCGAACGGATTATCCGCTATCAAGGCTTTGACGATAACGGCAATGAAGCCACTAATCCAATTGACATCCGCTGCATTCCTTTACCTGCTACTTTGACTGATACGCCTGACTTGCCTAACCATCAGAGAGCCATTCTCAATTTCGAGATTCCGAGCGGGCTGCTGGATGGCGCTTATGAGGAAGGCGGAGAGCTTGACCTTTATGCAGAATTTGCTGCTAATTACATTGTAAGGCGTGACCCGAATGGGTATTGGTGTAATTGGACTGGCTCCAGTTATGTAAATCCTTTGGCTGGGGTAAATGGCGTTGTATATGATATAAAGGAAGCGCCGAATGGGGATATATATATCTGCGGATATTTTACAAGTGCTGGTGGAGTTGCAAATACGAAAGGGATTGCACGCTGGAGTAAAGCTAATCAAGTATGGCAAGCTGTTGGTAATCCTGTTACAGGGGCTACGATAACTTCTATCTACACTATGGCTTTTGACGCTAATGGAGATTTGTATGTAGGAGGTAATTTTACTAATATTGCTGGGATTACGGGCGCAACTAATTTTGCGAAATATACAGTTTCTTCTGGGACTTGGAGTAAAGTTGGCACTGGAATTAATAATCAAGTTAATACGATTACCATATCTTCAGAAGGAACTATTTATATTGGCGGCAATTTTACATCGGCAGGAGGAAATACAAACTGTAAATATATTGCCTATTATAATGGCACTGATTGGGCTCCACTTTCAACTGGATTGAACAATGTAGTTCACATTTTGAAGTTTGCGCCTGATGGCAGATTATTGATAGGTGGTGGATTTACCAATGCAGATGGGTCAAATGGCAATTATATCTGCTGGTGGGATGGGTCGGCATTCGGGTCATTTACAAGTTTGGGCGCAACAGAATTAAACTATTGGGTGTATTCAATTGATATAAATCCGACCGGAACGATCATAATTGGTGGTGGATTTACAGATGCAGGCGGTGATCCAAAGGCTGATTATGTGGCAGCATGGCGTGGGAATAATTGGGGGTCGCTAATGGCTGGGGGGGTATCAGGAAGCTCATATCCAGAAGTACAGAATGTCTATTGTCTCTCTAATGGCGATATTTATATTAGCGGCAGATTCGACCATGCAGGTAATTTAGAAGTTAATAACGTAGCAAGATCAATTGGCGGTGCGTGGCAGAGGCTTGATATTAATTTGCCAATTATTGGTATTCCAATTAGAGCGCTGCTTGAGGCATCTGATGAAACAATCTATTTAGGTGGTGATTTTTCAATTTCTGGCGGGAATGCCATTGCTGCTGGAGCAGTGGATATAAATGTTTCAAGCGGTTCAGCGAACACTTATCCATTTATTTCCGTGACGGGTCCCGGAAAGCTTAACTCCATTATCAATTACTCAACTGGAGCACATATAGAATTTAACGACTTGACGCTTCAGAAAGGCGAATGGATTGGCTTGAACTTCGACCCAGTTAACTTGAAATTCATGGGCGGCTGGGCTGGACGGGGCAACTTATTGCGCTATGTGAATGCTGGCAGCGATTATGGCAATTTCTATCTCAAGCCCGGAAGCAACACAATCAGCGTATTTATGGATAAAGCGACCACAACCGCAGATACAAAAGCGTGGATTACTTGGAAGCCGAGATTCTGGGGCATTGACGGAGCGCTGTTAGAATGAGATACGAAATTGACTGGTATACCGATGCTGGTGTGAAATTGGGGGTAATTCAGGCTTTTACTTCTCTTGAGTATGTTAGAACAGAGAACACCATAGGCAGCATGATATTGACAATTCCCCGTGAGCTTATGCGCTATGAGGATTTTGCAGTAGGGCAGCTGTTCGAGATATGGCGGGAAAAGCACGGCTCGCTTGAGCTGCAGAACGAAACCGCTTATTTTCTGCAAGACTGGCAGTTTTACACAGACCGGGACGGCAGAGAGTATATACAGCTTTTCGCAACCGATGCGAACTGGCTGCTGGACACAGCTATCGTTTGGGCTTATGCTGGCAGCGCTCAAGCCGAAAAGACGGGTAAGCCTGACGATATGATGAAGGCTATTGTTAGAGAACAGTTAGGCGATTTAGCAGGTGGTAATAGGGTAAAGCTGAGTGTGCAAAATAATGTAGGAGCTGGCGGTGCATCCGTTACAAAGGCGTTTGCTTATAGGAACGTTTTTACTGTACTTCAGGAGTTAGCGGATGTGGCTAATGAAAATGGCGTTTATTTAGCTTTTGATGTGGTCAGGACGGCTCCAGCTACATTTCAGTTCCGCACTTATGCCGGTCAAAGAGGGACAGATCATAGCCGCACATCTGGCGACCCGCGACTGGTTGGCAAGCAATATGGGAATTTAGCCGAAGCTTCTTTTGGCACTTTTCATTCTGATGAGCGCAACTGGGTGCTTGTGGCTGGTAAAGGTGAAGAAAATGCCAGATTAACAGTAGAACGCTATAATACCAGCAGAATAGGCGCAAGTAAGTGGAACCGCCGTGAGTATTTTAAGGATAGCCGTGATAATGACACCACTGCAGCGCTGCAAGCTGATGGTGATGAAGTATTGAATGATTATAAACCAAAGCAGATATTGACTGGCAGGCTATTAGATACATATGGAATGCAATACGGCATCCATTATCAATTTGGAGATATTGTTACCGCTCAAGCTTTTGGCTATAACGTGGATTGCCACATTTCGAGCGTGAAAGTGAAAGTTGATCAGGATAATGGCGAGCAGATAGATGTTAGGTTGAGAGGTGAACTGTGAGCAACTTTGAGGACGCTGTAATTCAGCGCATTAAGCAGCTTGAACGAGAAGTGGAAAGGCTGCAAAAGTGGGAGCGCCCTGCGTATGTATGGCAATCCTACACTCCGACTTGGACTGCAGCCACAACTAATCCATCGATAGGAAATGGAACGCTGACTGGGCGATATATCGTGATTGGAAAACTTTGCACTTACGTTCTTGGGATGGTTATGGGCAGCACTACCACGTACGGCTCTGGCAACTGGGCATTTTCATTGCCGATAAATGCCGTGAATACTGCTGGGATTAACTTCTATGGAGTGGCACACCTTCGAAAAGTTGGTACTGCAAACTATGAGAGAATTGCAGAAATCGTTCCCGTTAATAGTGTTAGTGTTATAAATATGTTTACTGACCCGACACAGGGCTCAAACTCAACTAAAATATCAGCAACTGTCCCATTTACGTGGGGCGAGGACGATTCTTTAGGCTTTGAGATTACTTATGAAATTGCATAAAAGTGGTAAAATTATTACAAGGAGTTCAATATGGGTTTTCCGCTCGGCATAGACATTTCTGCTTATCAATATTCTGGGGACGGCAAGCGCAAGCCAAACTTTGACGTCATAAACGCAAAGTGTGAGTTTGTAGCAGTGCGTGCGGGTATAAGCTGGGGGTATCAGGATAAATGGTTTCGCTACTCTTGGGACAATCTTGACGTTCCCCGCATGGCGTACCATGTGATATACCCAGAAGAATCCGCCATCAGCCAAATGCAGCACTTCCTGAACATCGTTAGACCCACCGCAACCGACCGCTTGGTGTTAGATGTGGAGCTGGATCACGGGCAAACTAAAGCCAAAATTACAGACACGTTAGTGCGGTGTCTTGAATATGTGAAAGCGCAAACTGGACGCTATCCAATAATATACAGCCGTGCGGGCTGGATAAATCAGTTCGTGGATATATCGCAATTGCCCAGCGTGGACTGGTGGCTTGCTAATTATCTAAAGGCTTTGCCATATCCGCAATTCACGCCTGAAAAGAACCCGCCACCCGCATTGCCTAAAGGTGTAAGCAAGTGGCTCATTCATCAGACTTGTGAGAAAGGGAACGGAGCCGAATATGGCGTTGCCAGCTATTATGTTGACCTTGACCGCTGGAACGGGACAAGTGATGACATTGTGGCTTATTTTGGGCTCGCTGGGCAGCCTGAGCCAGAGCCAACGCTCGAGGAAAAAGTAGATAAACTTTGGGAAGCACACCCAGAGTTACATTGAGTATAATAGTTACATATGGAGGTAACAAATGGCAAATTTCAATAAGTTTTATAGTTTTGTGGAGGCGCTTGCTGAAGGCAAGCACAATCTGGGTTCAGATACTATCAAGGTTGCATTGTGTAATGCAGCGAATGCACCGACAGCGTCAAAAGCCGTGCTTACGGATTTGACGACTGTCAGCACGACAAATCTCAGTCCGTTGACGCCAGTTCGTATAAGCTCCAGCCAAACTAATGGCACTTATAGTTTGGTTTTACAGGACTTGACGATGACCGCTTCTGCTGCAGTTGATCCTTTCCGCTACGTGGTACTCTATAACGACACCGCAACGGATGATGACCTTATCTGCTGGTACGATTATGGAGCTGAGATTACGCTAAACGCTGGTGAGACCTTTACGCTTGACTTTGGCGCTACCGTATTTACATTAGCATAATCTCTCTGGTCTTTATGGCTCAATATCGAGATTAGCTTCAGAGAGAGGTGACTGATGTGAATTTACTATTGCGATTGGATATAACATGACACAAGCATATGACGCAATAATCGCCACGATTACAACCGCAAGTGATGCCACACAGGTTACAAAGTCGATGGTGAAAAGTACGCAATGGCGTGAAGGTACTTCTGGTACTTGGCTTTCTACGGATTGCACGCTGACGGCGGGTAAAGTCTATCAATTTAGAACGCCTTTATCTGGAATGAGTTCGAGCACAACGGCGGTATTGCCAAACATAAAAGCATCGGTTGTTGTTGATTGGGATACTACTGCTACTGCAATTACAACTGTTGGCGATTATTTTATGCATTATTACGCCTATGGCTGCACCTCTCTCACTTCATTATCCGTACCAGACACATCTGGGCTGACAAGTGTTGGCGATTATTTTATGGCTTATTACGCCACTAACTGCTCCTCTCTCACTTCGTTATCCGTACCCGACACATCTGGATTGACGAGTGTTGGCGCATCTTTTATGCGTTCTTACGCTAACGGCTGCACCTCTCTCACTTCATTATCCGTACCAGACACATCTGGGCTGACAAGTGTTAGCGATTATTTTATGGCTTATTACGCCAGAAGCTGCACCGCTCTCACTTCATTATCTGTACCAGACACTTCAGGATTGACGAGTGTCGGCGACTATTTTATGTCAAACTACGCCTACGGCTGCAGCGCTCTCACTTCATTATCTGTACCAGACACTTCTGGATTAACGAGTGTCGGCACCAAATTTATGTACTATTACGCCCAAAACTGCACCGCTCTCACTTCGTTTATGCTTCCTTCTGCTACAGGATGGTTTGCAAGTAATAATGTTAGTTGGAGCGTCCCATCCTCAAGACTTGGATATTTATATGGATATGCCCCCAATGCCACCTCTCAAACAGCGTGGCAAGCATTGACAGCAGAGGGAAAAACGCTTTATATCAATTATATTCAGTCTTCAAGTTATGTTAAAGTTATTGAGGCAAAATTGCCGAAGTTCTTTCTATATTACGCACGGATGCGAGGTAACTAATGAACATACTCAAAAAAAGCACAGCGGCGACCATAAAGCTCGGCCCTTTTATTGACGATACAGACGGCAAAACTGCTGAGACGGCTTTATCTATTGCGCAAGCGGACATACGGCTGAGTAAAAACGGCGGTGACTTCGCACAAAAGAACAGCACTAAGAGCGCAACTCACGATGAAAACGGCTACTACGATATTCCGCTGAATTCTACCGATACTGGCACGTTAGGCAGGTTACGAGTTGCTGTGAGTAAAAGTGGGGCGCTTCCAGTATGGCAGGACTTTCTGGTTGTAACAGCGAATGTTTATGACACGCTCTGCTCAACAGATTCGCTGGATGTGAATGTTACCTCACTTGCCGATGATGTCATTACGGCTGCTAAATTTGACGAGAGCACGGCATTTCCGCTCAAGGCAGCAGATACAGGGGCAACGCAGGTTGCACGGGTGGGTGCTGATGGCGATACGCTTGAAACCTTGAGCAACGAGATTGCAGCAAAAATGGCGACTGCAGAGAATATTGAGGGGACTTACACGCTAAAAGATGCAATTCGCATTATTTTAGCTTTTGCTGCTGGCAAGGTAAGTGGTGGCGGGACATCGTCAATCAAGTTCCGTTCGACTGGTGATGATGTAGATAGAATACAAGCTACAGTAGATGCTTATGGCAATCGGACTGCTGTAACGCTCAATCCGAATGACCCCGTCTAAGCATTTTATGCTTGAGGAGAATGAGGAGTTCTGTTGAGCGCTGATTACGTTCTGTTAGACCAGTATTTAGGCAAGGCTGGTATTCCAGTCGGTTATTTCCCGTTAGTGGGTTATAAACTGACATTAGATACCGGCTCTTTCGCGCTTACCGGTCAAACAATAACATTATCAGCGGGACGTGAGCTTGCGGCTGACGCAGGAACATTTAACCTAATTGGAACAGCAGTTACCTTCAGGCGCACATTTATTTTGACTGCTGATAGCGGCGCATTTGCTCTAAATGGCACGGATGTAATCCTCAAGGCTGCTCACAAACTTAGCTTAGATTCTGGAACGTTTGAGCTTACCGGAATAGATATTGCGCTCAAGGCTGCTCGCAAATTAATTCCAGATTCCGGTGCGTTTTCACTTACTGGAACAGATATATCGTTCAAGCGAACTTATGTACTTACCGTAAATAGTGGCACATTCAGCCTTACTGGAAAAGATGTAACGCTCAAGGCTGGATATAAACTAAGTCTTGACTCTGGCACGTTCGAGTTCACTGGAACAGATATAACATTCGAGCGCATTTATGTTCTTACACCAGAAAGTGGTTCATTTAGCTTAACAGGTTCCGATGTAACATTTCAACGAACTTATGTCCTTGCAGCAGAGAGTGGTTCATTCAGCCTAACTGGTTATGATGTAGCACTTCATTACACAATTCCTCTTATAGCCGAAAGTGGATCATTCATCCTAACTGGAACGCCGGTTAATTTCAAACGAACTTATATCTTATCTGCAGACGCTGGTAATTTCACGCTTACAGGTGCGAATGTAGGTCTGGCAAAAGGATACGAGTTATTAGCTGGAACAGGCAATTTTACGCTCATTGGAACGGATGTCACATTTGAGATAACTCGCAAGATAATCCTTAATTCCGGTATATACAATCTGACCGGAACGGATATAACGCTGAAGTCAGCACGCAAGCTAAGTCTTGATTCTGGTGCTTTTACTCTAACCGGAATGGATTTAGCGCTCAAAGCAGGACGTAAAATTAGTGTTGACACTGGAATATATAGCCTGACTGGTGAACCGATTGGTCTTAAGCATACTTATAATCTTGTGACAGATGCTGGTAATTTCACGCTTACAGGTTCGAGTGCGGGACTGATAAAAGGATATGGCTTCTTAGCTGAAGTAGGCAATTTTACGCTTACTGGAACGGATGTTGCATTTGAAATAGCTCGCAAACTAAGCATTGATTCTGGTACATACAATCTGACCGGAACAGATATAACGCTCAACTTAGCGCACAAGCTAATTCTTGATTCTGGTATTTTCGCTTTAACCGGAACAGATTTGGCACTCATAGCAGACCGTAAACTTAGCGCTGATATTGGAATATTCAGCCTGACTGGTGAACCAATTGACCTCAAGCATGGTTATAATCTTGTAGCAGAAGAAGGGATATACTCTCTAACTGGCACACCAGTAACACTTGGGCGTAATTATGTCTTGTCCTTAGAACCAGGCATATATATTTTGAATGGCACAGATATTGGGTTATATTGGTGGATGTGGAATGCTTGCAGAGGCTACATAATTCCAGCAGAGGATAGGACTTTTGCAATTCCAGCAGAGGATAGGACTTTTGCAATTCCAGCGTGTGACTATGGAGGAAGATGATTATGGACAATGTTAAGCGAAAAGACCCAGATGCGAAATTAGATTATCAGTTTGATTGGCGCGCTAAGACGAATGGACATGGCGATAGCGATTGGCTTGCACCCAGCGAGATAATAGAATCCTACGTTATAACCGTAGATACCGGGCTTACGCTATTATCCAGTTCAGAGAGCAATGGCGTAATTGTAGCTTGGCTCTCTGGTGGTGAAGTAGGCAAATGGTATAAGGTGGCATGCAAAATTACCACTAATATGGGGCGTATTGATGAACGCACGCTTCACATCTTTATTGAAAACAAGTAATTTGGGGTATAATAGAGGTAGGGTTGATTATGGATGCATCCGAGCCAAAACAGTCAAGAGTAACAAACACGGCGATACAATCGCAGCTTATTGAGCTATCCGTTAGATTTGCACGTATGGAAAAAGATCTTCAGGAAATCAAAAGCACTTTATCTTCAAGTGGTGAAAAGGTTAGTTCGTTAGAAAAATCAGAGGCGGGACGCTATCCGCTAATTGAGCGTAGGCTCGAAGCCCTTGAAAAGCGCACGGATAAGCACGGGGAAGAAATCGATAAGTTGATAATAATATCGCAATCATTGGCCAACTCAATAAAGGTATTGAACTGGGTTTCTGGTTTGGCAGGTGGTGGAGTAATAGCTTGGCTGGTTGCACAAATTCTATCTTTGATACGATAATACTTAAGTACTATAAATAACTTGGAGGCTTATGATGTTAGAGGAAATCTTAAAACTAATTGCAGGAATGGCAGGGCTTGGTGCTTTTACATCCATGCTCATTAACCTACTCAAAGCGGTAGGGCTGGTAAAGGACGGGCAAGCTGACAAGGCTTTCAAGGTTGCCGATCTTATCGTGTTTGTCATTGTTACAGTAATCTATCTTTCGAAAACACCTGTGGACTGGGCGCAAGTAGACGAATGGCTCGTTCTGCTCACAGCGCTGCTTGGCTATGTTGTGTCTGTGTTTAGCGGGGAATTCACTCACGACACAATCAAGGGCACGCCGTTGATAGGTTATAGTTACAGCGAGAAAAAGCCAAAAGGTTAGCGGATCAGCACTCTTTTCGAGAATAGCCACTCTAATCAGGGTGGCTATTTGCGTTTAACAGAATCTTAAAACATCGGATGTTTTAAGGTTAGTTGGCAATTGGTGCTTGACATTCTGGCATTGTCATATATAATTATAGTAACAATAAATACAGGAGATAATCAAATGGAAAACAAAAATCAAACCCCAAAAGCAACATTACGAGCACTCAGAACCTGCAAAATCTGCAAGGGTTTATGCCACGAAGAATCATATCGCACTAAAGATTACACACACAAAACTTACTTCTGCTGTGAGGCTCATGCTCGTGGTTATTACGCAGACCGATGGTACAAACTATTTGAAAAGCAGGGCGTTCAATCGCCATGGAGAAACCCAAAGTTTCAATATACCGATGAGCTATGGGAGCATGATAAAGAGTTTTGGCTCGAACCCATTGACATAACAACCCCAAAAGAACGAGGACGATAGGCTTGTCAAGCCTATTAGTCCATATATAATTATAGTAACAAACCAACAGGAAAAGGAGCAGAAATGAGCAATAAATATTACGTAAAACTAATGACTGGGAGAGAGTTCACTGGAACTGCGAAAGAGATAGTAACTCAACTTCGGAACGAATCAAGGCTGATGTCGATTAGCCCTCGCAAGTATGCGAAGTACATAGCCAAAAGTTATGAAATGAGTACGGGACTGAAACTGCGCACTTGGACGTATAACAGCTTTGTGAAATCGTTAGGCAAATCACTAATGGTAATGGAGTTTAAGGAGGTAAAGTAATGGATAAAGACAAGCGTATTACCACAATCGTGCTGGATAAAGAAGCGGACAGAAAATCGAAGATCATTGCCGAGTTCACGGGGAAGAGTGTCGCAAGAGTTTATCGAAATGCACTTGACGCATATTTTGAGCATTTTATTAACAACGAGCTGTTTTCTGCAATCAACAGCTATTTTGCTAAACTCTATTATCAATATGATATAGACAATCCAAAAATATATGATGCCATTCAGTCTGGAAATTTTGCTGACGCTGCCGTGATGATTGCAGAAGCGATAAAGCAGCTACCACAAGAGCCAGAAGCTCAAAAGTTAATTGATGAAGGCATGCGGCTTATTAGCATCCTTTCTAAATAAAGCGAAGCCCGCCGGGAAAGGAGTACCAGCGGGCTTCTAAAACAAGGTTCGTAAAGAAAGGAGAATGTATGTTACATAGATAATAACAGATTTGACGCTTGACGTCAAGTGAAATGTCGGATAAAATACACTAAACCAAATTAGCGAAAGGAGTTAAAATGGAAACATCCCAAGAATTACAACAGTTAGCAGAGGCATTAGCCAAAGCACAAGCCGAATTATCACCGGTGCCGTTCGATAGTAACAACCCATTTTACAAATCAAGGTATGCGAGCTTATCAGCGGTTATAGCGGAAGTTCGGAAAGTTTTACCAAAGCATGGCTTATCGATTGTTCAAACCCCAACTTCTCATATGGAGTTTGGCGTGTTCTATGCCGGCGTTGAAACAATGCTCATTCACGATTCCGGTCAATGGATTAAGGGAAGCGTAGCCGTCCCGGTCGTGGCAACCGAGCTTATCGAGGTATTCACGAGGCGGTTCAATAAGGACGGCGATGCGTATTATGCAAGCCCGAACATCCTGCAAGAGGCTGGCAAGATTATCACATACTTGAGGCGGTATGGCATCGTGTCAATTCTCATGTTATCCGCCGAAGAGGATATCGATGGCAATGAGCCTGTTCAGCAAGTTCAGCCAGTAGTAAGGAAAGTAGAAGCCAAAAAGAGCGTCAGTGAGAAGAAAGCCGATGAAAAGGTGGGAGATGATAAAAAACAGCCGTCCCGTCCTTATAGCCCGGAAGAACTAAAAATTGCTCTCAATAGAGCCGCAGAAAATCCTAAACTTATCCCGGGAACAGAAAAGGAAAGGTCTATTGTGGCTGCGGTCTTATCGCAATTTGCGGGAGATGATGACTTGCGGCATGCAATTCAAAAGTATCTGTTCGATTCAGATTCAATCAAGAATGTGAGCTCAAAGATGATCGCTGCTGCCATACTCTGGTTAGATCCACAGTACGATGCAGAAAATAAGGAATATACGGTTCCGGAAGTGGTAATTGATGAGATAGAAGCTCTCATTAACATACTCTAAGTAGATAGCCCGCTCGTCGGCTTTGTAGGCGAGCAGAAAGGAGCTAAAAAATGAGGAGAACAAAAGAATGGTGGGCAAGACTTACTCCAGAAGAACGAAGCGAGCTTGTTTACATAGAGCGAAACGCCTCGCAAGCATCAGCCGGTTGGGATGGATATCTCCCAGATGACTGTGGCGAATGCAATGTGTGTGGGAGTCCTACTATGGGAACCACATGTATGAGATGTCTGGATAGGTGGTCAGAATTAATAGAAAAAGCAAATGGAAATAAAAGGAGCTAAAATGACCATCGAAAAGAAAATAGAAAGTGTACAAGAGTATAACCTGCTCAAGCTATTGAAAGCAAATTCTGACTTAAAGCGATTTGGTGTGGAATGGATAAAATTAGACCATAATTTGTGTAGAGCATTCGCCACCAATGAATTTGCAATGATAATTGCAGATCTTGAGCCAAACCAATGGCATGACATTTTTGACGGGTTACCAGAGCTGGTCTTTATAACAAAGCTAAAACGGGATGAAGCGCATTACTTTGAAGGTAAAGAGCTTGTGTATTATAACTATCGCACAGTCTTTGAAGTCGTTGGTAAGGAGCCAAACTATCAGCCAGTTATGCAATTCGACTTAGAGCTACTAAGAAACCTGACTGACAAGTTCGATGATGTGTATTTTGTAAAGCAATCTGGTTTAGCCTTGTTTATGAAGCTGGAAGGCGATAAATACCCTGCTGGATCTTATTACGGTGCGCTAATGCCAAAGACCATTTCACAAGAGGAAACCGCTAAGATCATTGAAGCTCTCAGCAGCCTTGCAACCGATGGTGAAATTAGACGGCAATGGGTTGCTGACTGGAGGGAGTTTGCGCAAGGAGGCGATGCTTGACAAAAAACTTGAGGTGGATTATATTTAACTCGTCAGGAACAGTAAGATAATTGGCAATAAAACCCCGTCATTCTGAGCTGTTCCTGACAAAATAGCCAATTTAGAATGGCGGGGTTTTGTATAGGAGTTGATGAAATGAGCGAAAGAGCTTCAATATCAAAAAGGCTTAGGTTTGAGGTTTTCAAAAGAGACTCGTTTAAATGTCAATATTGTGGACGATCGGCTCCAGAGGTTGTTCTCCATGTAGACCATATTGTGCCAGTATCAGAGGGCGGAAGCAATGATATGCTCAATCTTATTACAAGCTGCGAGTCATGTAATCTCGGTAAATCAAACATTGAACTTAGTGATAATTCTGCTGTTGTCAAGCGCAAAAAACAAGCAGATGAATTACAGGAGCGCAGAGAGCAAATGCAGATGATGATTGAATGGCAAATGGGATTGAGTGAAATCGAGGAAATGGCTGTTAGTGAAATTGAGAAATTTTGGTATAGTCTTGCTCCAGGATATAAGTTTAATGAATATGGCATAAATAAGCTTAAAGGCTATATAAGAAAGTTTGAGCTTTCTGAGATAATAAGTGCAATGAAGGATTCAGCGTCACAATATTTAAAATATACCGTTGATGAAGAAGGCAATGTAATAATAACTTCCGAGTCGTGGAATGAAGCGTTTGATAAAATTCAAGGAATAATTATTACAAAACGCAAAGAAAAAGATGATCCAAGCATTAGAGATGTCTATTATATTCGTGGAATACTGAATAATAGGCTAAAATATCTTAATGATAAAGGGTATTTTACTATTGTAAAAAAGGCTTTAGATAACGGGGTGGACATAAAAGACGTAAAACAAATAGCCCTTGATTGTATAAATTGGACAGACTTTCAAGAGCAGATAAACGAATTATGTAAAGGAGCAAACGATGGCAAATAGACGTATGATATATCAAGATCTTTTTGAGGATGATTACTTTGGAATGGCTGACCCATTACTTCGCTTGATGTGGATTGGACTTATCACAGCCGTTGCCGATGACCAGGG